CACGGATGGTGGCGAACGAAAGGCCATCCACTGACGCGCATCGAAGGGAGCGCATTCGTGGCGGAAACGGCGCTGGTCTACGGCGAGGCGCTGGTCTACGGCGAGGCGCGGGTCTACGGCGAGGCGCGGGTCGGCGGCGCGGCGCAGGTCTACGACAAGGCGCGGGTCTACGGCGCGGCGCGGGTCGGCGACAAGGCGTGGGTCTACGGCGCGGCGCGGGTCTACGGCGAGGCGCGGGTCTGCGACGAGGCGCAGGTCTACGACGCGGCGGAGGTCTGCGGCGCGGCGTGGGTCTGCGGCGCGGCGCGGGTCGGCGGCGAGGCGCAGGTCTACGAAGGTAAGCTCATAGGCCGAGCGCTCTACGCCTCAGGACTGCGCTGGCCCGCTTCGTTGTCGTCGCCCGGCATTGTGTCGATCGGCTGTCAAAGCCACGATCTGCGGACGTGGACACGGTCGAAAGCGATACCGTGGGCGGAGCACAACGTGGGCGAGGCGGAGAAGAAGGCGGTGCTGAACGCTGTCCGCTTTTTGCTGGCGCAGGAAAAACTGACCAAGCCTTGGGCGGATTAGAGGCGGTCCAAAACTCCCAAGGCTTCACCGACGAGCCAATGTATTTCGGCGAGGTCTTGGGAGCGCTTGGCGGCAAGTAGGGCTTCCCGGATTATCATAGTCCCATCTGGGCGACTTGCGTCGCCGTCTGAACGTTTCCGAGGCTCAACAGTCGCCTCGTACTTGTCGTAGGTCCGCTGTTGTTGTTGGCGGAAAACCTGTTCCTCTGGCGTCCGTGGCGAGATCGGGCCTAAGGCTCCGTCAAGGATGCGTTGCCACGAGATGCGAGGGATGTTACGAGTCCCGCGCAATACTTCGTGCCAGTGCTGCGGCCTCATGCCGGCAAGGTCTGCCTGCGATCGTGCGGTCTTGAAACCGTAGCGAGGCAACAGACGCACGAGGTCATCGGCGAGCTGTGCGCGGGCAAGGCGACGTTGCGCGGGCGTGGGCAGGAAAGTGGCCATGGCGCAACTATGCAACGCAATGGCCGATGGGCAATCTATTTTTCTTGACCCTGCGAATAGGGCCGGCAGTATCGGCGCACGGGAGAAAACGTGACGGACATCAACTGCCTCCTGAAAGCGGCTGCCCTCGGCTGGCACATTTTTCCGTTGCAGCCCCTGGGCAAAACACCCATGGCGGGCTCGCACGGACTGAGCGACGCGACGACGAACGCAGACACCATCCGCGCATGGAACGATGCTGCGCCCTCGGCGAACTGGGCGGTGAACTGTGGCGCGTCAGGCCTCGTCGTCATCGACGTGGACAAGTACAAGCCCGGATGCCTGGAAGCCTGGGCGGGTCTTGACCTGGAACACGGACTTCCACGCACCCTGCGCATCCGGACTCCGCGCGGCGGCGAGCATCTCTATTTTACTGGGCGAGCATCCTCCACGGTCGAGAAGCTGGGCAAAGGCATCGACACGCGAGGCGCTGGCGGCTACGTCGTCATTCCGCCCTCAGAGACGATCGATGGCCCGTATCTGGTCGCCGAGCAAGTGCCCCCGGCTCCACTGCCTGAGAGTCTTGCGGCGGCGATCGGCCTGCCTGCCGAGCGCGTAGCTCAAGAGGCCGATCCGGTCTGTGTGCTCGACACGCCGACGAATATACTCGCGGCGAGTGACTTCCTCCGCTCGACAGACGCAGCGATCGAAGGCAGCGGCGGCGATGCGGCCACGTTGCGTGCGGCCATGGGTGTGCGTGATCGTGGCGTGAGTCGTGAGGTCGCGATCGAGCTGATGTGTCGGGACTACAATCCGAGATGCTCGCCCCCTTGGGAGTTGAGCGCGCTGGAACGGAAGGTGGACAACGCCTATCGGTACGCTCGCAACGCTCCCGGCGTCATGAGTTTGGAAGCGGCGGGATTCAAGCCGGTCGAAGTCGCAGAACCAGTGAAGGCCTCGCCACTCGCCGAGCGGGCGAGCACATTCGACGCGACGACACTGCCGCAGCGCCCGTGGATTCTCGGCTACGATCTCATGGCGGGATTCCTGACGGCCACGATCGCGCAAGGCGGCGTCGGCAAGTCGATGATCGCTATGGCAGAGTCGATTTCGGTGGCGACAGGCCGACCGATTACCGGCGTGCCGGTGATAAAGGCGGGGCCTGCGTGGATTTACAATACAGAAGACCCTATGGACGAGCTGAAGCGTCGCGTCTTGGCGATTGCGCAGCACTACGCTTTCACGCCGAAAGACCTGCACGACGTGCATGTCAGCTCAGGCCGATCGAATCCTCTGATTTTGGCCAAGTCCGAGCACGGCGTCGTGACCGTGAATCAGAACATGATCGAGACCGTGTGTGGGTACATCCGTGAGTACGGCATCGTGACTTGGTGCGTGGACCCTTTCGTCCACACGCACTACTGCGAAGAGAACAGCAACAGCGAGATGGCGATCGTGCTGCATGCGTTCGGGCAGATCGCCGAGCGCACGGGCGTCGCTATCAATCTGGTTCACCACACCAGCAAAGGCAGCGCAGGGGCGGGAGACATCGACAAGGCGCGCGGTGCTTCCGCGTTCGGGGGCGCCGTCCGAATCATGCGCCACGCTCAGACGCTTTCACTGGAAGACTGCTCGCGCTACGGGATCGGCGAGGGCGAGCGCAAGAAGTACATCGGCCTGTACGACGCCAAGGGCAACATGTCGCCGCCTGCGGATCGCATCCGCTGGTTCGAGAAGGTCTCTGTTCTACTCCCGAATGGCGACAACGTCGGCACGGTGAAAGTGTCGGGCATCTCAGAGGTCGAGAGCAAAGACAGCGCAGAGCTGCGCGACAAGCTGTTCACGCGCATCCGCACCGGAGACATCGAATCCGGTGCCGAGTTGTCGCGCGAAGTCGGCGATCTCTTGGTCGGCACGACGAGCCATGTCCCCGACACGACGCTTCAGGTCCGCGTGAAGGAAGAGGGCGGCAAGTATTTCTTGCACGTCGAACAACACCTGGACTGGCTCGCGTAGAAATACTTCTTGCGATTCCAAACAGCGGCCTAGAGTGTGCCGCACGAGGACAGAAAAAATGATTCCCCTTCAGATCATCCTGAGCTTCCACAACCCGCTGCGGCCCGGCATCATCACGTCGCGCACGGCGGGCTATCTCCTCGACGACCTCGCGACGACGGGCCTGTTCGTCCAGGAGCACGGCCACGGTCGGTACAAGGGTACGGACGAGCCCTGCATTCGCTTGACCTTCAGCGACCAGTCGTCGCACGAGCAGCGCCAGTTCGCTCAGAGCCTGATCCTGCGCCTCGCCAAGTGGGCGGGCCAAGAGTCGATCCTGATCCTGCGCTCGCCTCTGCTATGCGACGCCCTGCCGACTGGCGTCCAGCCCGGCAAGGGTCTCATGGTCGGCTATCTCGTCGATGCAACTTCATTGGCGGTCAGCCCGCCGATGCTGTGGCGGCAAGTTGCCGCCGACGCAGTGAAGGATGACTACACCTTCATTGACGGTAGACTCTACACCCTAACCCCGGAGTAATCATGCTCGCGTCCCTTCTCGCCCCTCCCAAACCTCGCCTGCGCTTGGAGACCTACGTGGTCAAGAAGCGTGACCGAATCGACTGCGCTTTCAACGGCGCACCGTGTCGGTGCGGCGACACTGTTCTGCGCCACGTCTCAAGCAACGGCACGGTCCGCCACTTCCGCGCGGCCCGCTACGCTGAAGCTTTCCACATCGACAACCCAGGAGTTCTACAATGAACGCTAACATCGGCACCAGTCACGTCCGCCACTACAACCTGCAAGACCAGCTTTCTTACTGGCGCCAGCGGCAAGAAAATGCCCGCAAGCTGGGCCTGAAGGACGAAGAGAAGCAGGCAACCGATCGTCTGCGCGAACTGGCTCAGGCCGGCACGCAGCAGAACACCGACGCGCTCAACATCGCCGAGCAGGTGCGCCGCAAGGAACTCGCACAGGCCGACACTGAACGTGTCGAATGCCCCCAGGGCTGAAGTGAAAGAGGGAGACATTTTAGCTGCTAGTTTCTCGACCGATGGGCCGGATTGTGTCGTGCCCGTCGGTCGAGAACTGTTTCCGTTTCAGCGTGGCGGCGTCCATTACGCCATCCGCGCGCTACTCCAATACCGTTCTGTTCTGATCGGCGACGACATGGGCCTGGGCAAGACTGCTCAGGCTCTGTGCGTCGTGAATCAGATGCACATTGCCCGCGTCCTGGTCGTCTGCCCGGCCTTCCTGCGCATCAACTGGGCGCGTGAGGTCAAGACGTGGGTGACGGACGCCGAGGTCCAGGTGATCGGCTACGAGGAGCTGGTGAAGCTCGACAACGCTTTCGACGCGCCGGCTCTTCAGCAGTGCGTGATCTTCGACGAGTGCCAGTACCTGAAGAACCATGACGCGAAGCGGACCAAGGCTGCGCTGGCGCTGCCGGCGACGTGGCGCATCTTCCTGTCCGGGACGCCGATCGTGAATCGCCCGATCGAACTGTGGCCGGTGCTGAACGCCATCGACCCGAAGGCCTGGGGCTCGCGCCACGAGTTCGGTCTTCAGTACTGCGCCGGCTACCCGGAATCGAAGGCCGTCTACGTCCGAGGCGAGCGCAAGACCATCACCGAGTGGAACTATCGCGGCGCGTCTAATCTGGTAGAGCTTCAGCGGCGCCTGCGCTCGACGATCATGGTCCGCAGACTGAAATCCGCCGTGATGAAAGACCTGCCGCCGAAGATCCGCCAGATCGTGACGTTTCCTGCGCACATGGCCGGCGCCACGGGCGAGCTACTCGCGCAGGCTCGGAAGATCTGGAAGGCCAAGTCGGAAGGCTACGGCGCCGGATCGATTCAGGCTCTGCGCGGCGCGGAGATTTCTCTGCACGAGCGCATCGCGAAAGTGCGACACGAAGAGGGCTTGGCGAAAGTCGAGATCGTCGTGCAGCATGCGCGCGACGTGCTGGAATCGGTCTCGAAGGTCATCATCTTCGCTTACCATCGCGACGTGATCGCGAAGCTGCACTACCTGCTGTCCGACTACAATCCCTGCGTCGTGCTCGGCGGCCTGCGCGACGATCAGCGGCAAGAAGAAGTTGACGCATTCCAGAACAACGATACGCGCCGCGTCTTCATCGGACAGATTCAAGCGGCGGGCGTCGGCCTCACGTTGACCGCAGCGCAGACCGTGCTCTTCGCTGAGATGGACTGGACGCCGGCAGGAATGACGCAGGCGGAAGATCGCGCGCACCGCATCGGGCAGACGCAGAGCGTCCACGTCCAGGTGCTCGTGCAGGACGGCAGTCTCGACGCGACTATAGCCAAGGTGCTTCTCCGCAAGCAAAAAGTTCTTGACGCCGCGCTCGACGGAAAAGTGGCAGGCGAAGATTTTTCCTTTGACCCGGTCGAAGTCCTCGCCAATATCGCCGACGGAGACATGAGCGCATGAACATTCGCGTCCATCTACCGTCGCTGATCCGCGAATCGTGGCCTGCGCAGATTAGCGTGCCGCTCGCTGTGTACCTGACGAACAAAGCCAACGGCGTCGGCGCGCACCAGTGGCCGTCTCCGTACCGCACGCATTCATGGACCGAGATATACCAAAGTCTACGCGAATGTGGGTATAACCCTCGCTGGATTGAATCCGCCGACGACTCCGGCAAGCCGTGTCTCCTCCCTGTTTTCTCTCAACCCTCTAACGCCTGAAAGGGCTTTACCGATGAAGATCCATATCGAACTCGACACCGAAAACGCGAGTGATCTCGCCTACGCGAAACGCCTCGGCCTGCTCGAACAACCTGTCACCGTTACCGTCGCGGGATTCGATGTACGCGAGGTCAAGGTCACTGAACCGGCTCCCGAGAAGCCAGCCCCCGAGAAAGCGCCCAAGCCTGCGAAGGTGAAGGCCACTGCGCCTGTCGCCACTGCGCCTGTCGCCACTGCGCCTGTCGCCACTGCGCCTGTCGCCACTGCGCCTGTCGCCACTGCGCCTGTCGCCACTGCGCCTGTCGCCACTGCGCCTGTCGCCACTGCGCCTGTCGTTGACGCCGTCCCGGCTCCGACGATCGACGAACTCCGCACGAAGCTCGTCGCCTACGCCAAGCTCTCGAACCAAGACGCCGCGCGTGCGCTTGTGGCTTCAGTCGGCGGCGCCTCGTCGCTGGTTCTCGTGCCGGAAGAGAAGCGTGCTTTGCTGTTGACCGCGGTGGCCGACGCCATCCGGGCGGCCATGAAGTCGTGAGGCTCGCACATATCATCGCGGTTCGGCAGTTGCCCATGGCCGAGATTCGCGAAGTCACTTGCCCGGAAGCCGAATCGGTCAATCGGGTCTTCACGCTCATGAAGAACTGGGAGACGGTGTTCGTCAACCGGGTGTTCGAGGCGACTCGCTTGCCTCCGGAAAGGGGGAACGATGCCTGTTCCACCTGAATATGTATGGGCTGGCGCCCTCACCCTGCCTGATTTCCGGCAGCCCGGGAACGACGCCCGGGCGAAGTCGTGGGCGTTGAAAGAACTGGCTGCACAGGCGGGTACCGCCATAGTCGAGAGGCACTATGACGAGCGTACCTCGCCGGCAGGGTTCAAGTCCCGCGAAGTTATGGTCGTCGTCATGTCTATCCCCCAGTTCCTTGTGCTCGAACGGGAGATCCAAGCCGTAGGTTATGGTCGTCGCTGCGCCGAAGAAACCGCAGGGCTCCATGACCGATGATCTCGAACGCCTGCTATACCTGCTCTTCCTGACGTACGTCATCCTGATTATCGTGCGCGCGGGCGCCTACTTTCTCGGCCTCCTGTGCTAGACTTCTTCGCCTCGTTCTTCGGCATTCGCCCTACAGTCCGACAACGCTGGCGCCACGCGCGCCAGATAGCCTACGGGAAATAGCGTGAAGCTAAAACATCTGCTGCTGTTCGCCGCCGTTTACACCTTGGCGTTCTGGGCTTCCGCTGCCGTCGCGGTGGTTGCCATCCGCCACTTTTTTCCGGAGTCCCGATGAGCCCGAAACCACAACACAGCGAACTCGGAGCCAGTAAGGCCCACCGATGGATGGTATGTACCGCCTCCGTGCAGGCGACGCGCGGTCTCCAAGACACGCCGTCTGAGTACGCCGAGGAAGGCACGGCCGCGCACATGCTCGCCGAGCAATGCCTGAAGTCAGGAGCTGACGCCGGAGATTGCACCGGCCAAGAGATCACGGTGCAATCTGGGTCGGTGTTCGTCGTGACCGACGAGATGGCCGAAGCCGTGCAGGTCTACCTCGACTACGTCAGGAAGATTCACAAGAGCCTGCCCGACTCTGAGTTGTGGGTCGAGCGCGAGTTCCATCTCTCGCACATCCACGCCGAGATGTGGGGGACGTGCGATGCGATCGTGTATCAGCCGATGGGCAAGACGTACGTCATCGACTACAAGCATGGCGCCGGCCACGCAGTCGAGGCCGCCGGCAACGCGCAGATGATGTTCTACGGACTGGGCGCGCTCGAACATTCCTGGGACGTGACGGAAGTTACGTTGGCGATCGTGCAACCGCGCGCTTTCCACCGTCAGGGGCCGGTGCGCGAGACGCAGATCCGCCCGGAAGGTCTGGTCCAGTGGGGCCAAGGCCTCTTGAAGACGAAAGCTGCCGAAGCCTTCGGAGACGCGCCGAAGTTCGTAGCCGGTGACCACTGCACATTCTGTCTGCATGCGCCTGCATGCGTCAAGCTGCGCGAGAGCGTCAATGAACACGCACTCACGACCTTCAGCCCGGTCGAAGTGGCGCCGATCGCGTTCGTGGCGAGTGCATCGCTGACCGACGAACAGCTCGGGCGCACGCTCGACTTCGCTGACGGCCTGGAATCGTGGGTCAAGGCGGTGCGCTCTGAAGCATACGCTCGCGCGTCGCGCGGTCAGGCGCCGACAGGCTACAAGCTGGTGCAGGGCAAGGGCGGCAATCGCAAGTGGGCCGACGAAGATGCGGTCGCCGCCGCGATTCCCGACGAGACCATCCGTTGCGTGACTGAACTGCGCACACCAGCGCAGGTCGAGAAGATGCTGAAGGCCCGGAAAATAAAACTGGACTTGTCTTCGCTGACCGTACAGTCGCCGGGGAAGCCAACGCTCGCCCCTATCACCGATCCTCGGCCTGCGATTTCCGCAGCGCCATTCACCGCTGTCGCCACTGGCGACACATTCCTGGAGTAACCGATGACTGAAGCCAACACCGCATTCCTGACCCCGACGGCCATCCTGGCCTTCCCGGTCCTCGACGCACCGAAAGCAGACCGGCGCGGCCAGCTCAAGTATTCCTGCGTGCTGCTGATCCCTAAAACCTCAGACATCACCGCGATCAAGAACGCCATCGCTGCGGCGAAGGCGGCGGGCTTCCCCGACCCGAAGACGCACGCCGGTCTGAAGAGCGGCGTGAAGGATGGCGACAAGCCGAACGGGAATGGCAACATCCCGAATGGCTACCCGGGCCACTGGGCTATCAACTGCGTGACCAAGTACGCGCCGGCTCTAGTCGATGAAAAAGTCCAGAAGGTGCTGAACGTCAAGGACAAGTTCTATCCAGGCTGCAAGGTGATCGCACAGATCAACGCCTTCACCTTCAACACGGACGGCAATCGCGGCGTGAGCTTCGGCGTCAGCGCGATTCAGTGGGTCGGACACGGGACCAAGCTGGCGAGCAGCGTCGATCCCGCGAAGGTGTTCGCCGCTGTGCCCGGATCGGCCGCCGCTACCGCCACGGGCGACAGCCCGGACGACTTCGGCACTGCACCGACCGACGACGGATTCTGATTTCAACCCGGGTAAGCCCGGGAGTAAACGGCCGCGGCTGGAAAGCAGAGCGGCGCCGGAACCGTAACCGGCATTTTTTACCGAGCCACTACCGAGGGAGACGCCGATGGAACTCACGATTGACTTCGAGACACGCAGCCACGCGGATCTCAAGAAGTTTGGCGCGTGGAAATACAACCGCCACGCTTCTACCGAAACGCTCTGTCTGTCTGTCAAGGTAGACGACCAAGCGTCGCGAATATGGATACCTGATTACTGGCGCGCGAAGGTGCCGGTCGGGACTTTCTATCCGCTCTCGTTGCCTGAGGTATTCGAGTTGATCGAGAAAGCCGACACGATCGAGGCGCACAACGCCGAGTTCGAGCGGTCACACTGGGAGGGTGTGTGTCGTGGTAAACATGGCTGGCCGGCCCTGCCTGTCGAAAAACTTCGGTGCTCGGCGGCGAGAGCTGCTGCTTGCGCTCTGCCGCGTAGTCTCGGCGAAGCGTGCGCGGTTCTCGGACTTCCGACGCAGAAGGATCTCGACGGACGACAGGTGATGATGCGGATGTGTAAGCCTGTGCGCGTGCGACGCACCAAGTGCGATGCGTGCGGCGGGGCCGGCCAGAGCGAAGACTTCGAGGGTTGTGATGCGTGCGGGGGCACCGGCAACAAAGCCGTGGAACAGTCCTGGCACGAAGACGTGGGCGACTACGTCAAGCTGTGCAACTACTGCATGCGCGACACGGACGCAGAGCGCGCGTTGTCCAAGGCGCTGCCGCACATGGCGCCTGATGAACTGGCGCTGTGGCAACTGGACGGACGCATGAATGCGCGAGGCGTGCGCTGCGATCGAGAGGCTACCGTCGCTTGGATGCGCGAGATCGCTCGCGCCGAGGATGCGCTGCGCAAGGAGTGGGCGACGCTGACGAACGGCGAAGTGAAGAGCCCGTCTCAGGTAGCGAAGACGCTGGAGTATTTCAAGAAAGAGTTCGGTGTCGAACTGAGCGATCTTCAGAAGGGCACCGTGGCCGATGAACTCGAATCACTCGCGGAGATGACACCGTGAACACCCCCGAACGCGCCGACGAACCGACGATCCACGTCGAATCTTGGAACATCATGCCGACCGACGAACAGGCGGCAGCCAGAATGAGCATGCTACGGAGTCTCTGCTGTGACACTGAGGAGGCGCACATAGAGGCCGACGCTTTGCTGTGCGAACTCCTGAAGAACAAAGGCTACCCAGAAACCGTCGCGGCCTTCCAGGCTATGAACAAGTGGTACGCATGATCCGCTGGCTTCCGGTAGTTGGATATGAGGGCATCTACGAAGTGTCCTCCGAGGGCGTCGTGCGCTCGGTGCTGCACATGACCGCTCGTGGCCCCCGAGGCGGCAAGATCATCAGCACGTCGGTCGGCGGGCGGTGCAAGAACTACCGACGGGTCATGCTGAATAGTGTGCCGCGCAGTCACGCTTACGTTCATCATCTGGTGTGCGAGGCATTCCATGGGCCGAGGCCTGAGGGCTACTTCGCCTGCCACAAGAACGATCGCGGCATGGATAATCGGGCTGAGAACCTGTACTGGGGCTCGGCCGAAGATAATGCTTGCGATAAATCTTTTGACCCCACTCTCTACGCGGAGGCGCCATTCTAATGCCTGACACCTTGATCTCTGTTCTGCCTTTGACGATATTCGCCGAGCGGCTGCCGGGCAAAGCCACGGACCCGGACTTCGTCCACTGGCCGTCTATCCAACGCCTCTCGTCCGAGAAGATCGTCATCACGGAAAAGATCGATGGCACGAACGGCGTGATCTTCATCCCAGAAGACGGCAGTCCGATTCGCGCCGGCTCGCGCAATCGGTGGCTGACTCCGGAGAGCGACAACTTCGGATTCTGCGCCTGGGTTACGGCCCACGCCCAGGAGTTGTGCCGGTTCGGACCGGGCTACCACTTCGGCGAATGGTACGGCCAAGGCATACAGCGCGGCTACGGCTTGAATGGCCGCTACTTCGCGTCCTTCGAGTATCATCGCGACGATCTGCCCGACTGCGTGCAGCGCGTCCCGATCCTTTACGAGGGCACTTACGAGCACGACATGGCGGACTTCTGCGTCCGCGATCTGCGAGACCACGGGTCCCATCTCGTGCCCGGGTTCATGGACCCCGAAGGCGTCGTCATCTCTTTCCGTTCTATCCACCGTGCCGCGTTCAAGAAGTTCGTGAAGAACGATCTCTTGCACAAGCACCAGCAGCAAGGCGCTAAAAATGACCAGTAACCAAGTACCGATTTTCCCGCCACGTCGCGAACGCCGAGAGGCTGCGCGAAAGGCAGGGGAGAAGTTCATCCCGCTTCAGCAACTCCCGATGTACCGCGAGTGCCCGGGGGGACCCACCGCTAAGGTTCGGTCGAATGGGTTCTATACTCAAGTCGCGCACCAGATCGCTGAATACGCTGCACGCTTGAAGCGAGAGGGGCGGCTCGCGTGAGCGACTCCCGCTACCAGCGCCTGCTTGAGATCCGGCAACAGATCTCGAAGACCAGCACGACCAAGTTCAAGGCGTACCTCGAATGCGCCGACGACGATGACCGCATGCGTGGCCTGCTGATGTTCAACGGCGCAGGCACTGGTCGCTGGACGGCGAAGCGCGTGCAGCTTCAGAATCTCCCGAGTCGTGGCCTCGCCATCGGCGCGGAAGAAGTTCCTGAAGCGATCGAAGCCGCGAAAGCAGGCATCTCCGATCTCGTCTACGATCGTCCGCTCGACATCGCGCAGGCCTGTATCCGCGGGATGCTGGTGCCTGACTTCGGCAATCGGTTTCTCTGCGCCGACTACAGCGCTATCGAAGGGCGCGGGCTGGCATGGTTGGCCGGCGAGGACTACGTGCTCGACGCTTACCGGGCCGATCGCCGCATGTACTGCGTGGCCGCGGCGGGCATCTATAAGGTGCCGTACGAAACGATCCTGAACGGCCGCAAGACTGACAAGGCGTACGCGAAGATGGACTCGGTCGGCAAGGTCGCCGAGCTGGCCTGCGGATACCAAGGTTCGCTCGGCGCCTTCCGCAAGATGGAGAAGAGCCTCGGCGTGAAGACCGATCTCTCAGACAAGGAGATCCGCGAGAGCGTCGCGAACTGGCGGGACTCGCGACCGATGACGACGCGACTCTGGCGTGGGTCCGAGCACGCAGCGTTCGAGGCGGTGCAGTCCCCCGGCACGGTAACGTCCTACCGGGAGCTGAAGTTCAAGCGGGTCGGGAAGTTCCTGATGATGCGCCTGCCGAGCGGCCGGTTGCTCTATTACTTCGACCCGCAGATCGAACCGCAGGAGATGCCCTGGACGGACGAGAACGGGAAGCGCGTCGTCAAGGACTGTATCTCGGTGTGGGGCGTGGATAGTCAGACGAAATCGTGGTCCAAGTATTTCCTCTATGGCGGCCTGCTGACCGAGAACGCGGTCCAGGCTCTGTCTCGTGACATCATGGCGAGTGCATTGCTCGGCCTCGACCGCAAAGGCTATCACCCGATTCTCACGGTTCACGACGAAATCCTCTGTGAAGAACTGCTCGCATTCGGTTCACTCGACGAGATGATACAGCTCATGACCATCGTCCCCTCCTGGGCCAACGGATTCCCTGTTGCGGCCGAGGGGTGGGAAGGCGATAGGTACCATAAATGAAGTTACCCCCGATCGTCGGCCTGTGCAGTGCTGCGCCGCAGTCTGGGAAGACGAGCGTCGCTTCATGGCTCATGGACACGCACGGCTATCTCCGGATTCCTTTCGCGCAGACGCTCAAAGAGATGGCCCGTCCGCTCTTCGCCGCGCTCGGGTATACGCCCGAGCAGATCAAAGCATTCGAGGAAGGCGACAAGACCGACAAGATCCGCGTCGGCACGAAGAACGTGACGGTGCGCCACATCTACCAGCAGCTCGGAACTGAGTGGGGACGCGAACGCATCAGCCCCGTCCTTTGGATCGTCGCGTGGCAGGCCCGCGTCGCCGCTGCGCTCGACAGTCCGAAGACGCCCGGTGTCGTCGTAGATGACCTCCGCTTCCCGAACGAAGCCGCGGCCGTCCGCCGTCTCTCCGGCCGCATCTGGTTCGTCCATCGGCCTGACGCGCACAGCGAAGAGTCGCACGCCAGCGAAGGCCAGATCACGATCAACAACGCAGACCACGTCGTCGATAACTCAACCACACTGGCCGAGCTTCAGCTTCGGCTACAACACACCTGGGGAACCCCATGAACGAAGAAAACGCCATCGCCCCGACTCCAGAAGTCGAGGTTCGGAAGATCAACCCCCTCAGTTATCTGAAACGCCCCGAGCTGGAAGCGCGTATATGCGAGCTGGAGGAGAAGCTGAAAAATCCCGAACTGGAGGAGCAGGTGAAGTACCTGGACCAGTGCCTCAAGGCATCGGTTGAACGAACGGCTTTCGTCGTCGCGCAGAACGACGCGATCAAAGCGCACTATGAAGAACTCGACGACGCGCTCCACGCCGAAGAGCAACGCCGGGCAGACCTGCACACCGCCCTGCGCACGAAGAACTATTTCGCCCGCCTGTGGTTGGCCCTCTGCGGTCGCTACCAGTGACCCGCGCAGGCAACTACATCTGCACGTTCACAGGCCGGAAGTTCTGGCCTCTGGACCCATCTCCTGACGATGTGGACGTGCAGGACATAGCGCACGCGCTGTCGAATATGTGCCGATGGACTGGCCACATCCGCGAGTTCTACAGCGTGGCCCAGCACGCCTGCATGGTTGCTGACCTTGTGAGTTCTTTCGGGAAGCAACACGCCCTAGCAGGCTTGCACCATGACAGCGCGGAGGCTTACCTGTCGGACATCTGTTCGCCGACCAAGCAGTTCCTGTATTGCCGGTATCAGTTGCGTGATCTCCTCGTAACCAAGTCCTTTGAGGACGCCGAGGCGCGTATCGAGGCCTGCGTCAACGAAGCTTTCGAGATCTTCACGCCCCTGATCGTGCGCGAAGAAGTGAAGAAAGCCGATCGTCTGGCGCTGCGCTGGGAAGCGCATCACTTCATGACTCTGCCCGCCGATGATCCGATCCATGCCATCCCGTTGATCGAGGCGTATCGCACAACGCCGTGGTCTCCGGCCGAAGCCAAGCATCAGTTCCTCGCCCGACACACCGCTTTTTCTACGAGAGGCCAGTCATGACGGAACGCGCCATCGAGATCGCCACCTTCCACGCTACCAGCTCGTCGATCAGCGCGACGGCGCGCCACTTCGGCATCGGGAGAAGTTCAGTCCAAGACGCATTGATGCGCGCGGCGCGGCACGGGAAAGCGCCGGGCCTCGTCGCTGCGCCGGGTGTGCCGGGCATGGCGATCGGCAAGACGACAGTCCAGTACGACGCCGACGGGAAGATCATCCAGGAATGGCGTCGTCTGTTTCCCGAAGCGACCGACGTGGAGACGTGGATCGCGACGCTCGAAGATCGCGTCAAGGCGAAAGCCCCGAAGATCAAAGAGCCCAAGCCGGTCGAGAAGGATCTCCTGCTTGAGATCCCGATCCCGGATCACCATCTCGGGATGCTGTCGTGGCCCAAAGAGACTGGCGCCAGTTACGATGCGAACATCGCGACCGAGTTGCTGGTCAACGGCGTGGCCTCAGTCATCGCTGAGTGCCCTCGTCCCGGGAAGATCGCGCTCGTGGTCATGGGCGACTACTACCACGCCGACGGACGCACGGCCACGACCGAGCGCTCCGGCGCGCCGCTGGATGTGGACAGTCGCTTCTGCCGACGCATCGATCAGGGCATCGAAGCCCTGTGCCGCTGCATCGAACTGGCCGCGGCGGCGGCGAAAGAAGTCGAGGTCATCGTCATCAGCGGCAATCATGACTGGCATTCGTGCAAGTGGTTGGCGCGTGTCGTCGGCGCCTACTACCGCAGCACGCCACGCATCACGGTGCGGACTGACCCGAAGGCTCGGCAGTACATCGTTCACGGCAAGGTCATGCTCTGCTACATGCACGGCGACACGATGAAGAGTTCGAGATTCGCTCAGATTGTCCCGACTGAAGCGACGGCCGAATGGGGCGCGACTGAGTTCCGCTACGGCCGCATTGGCCATTGGCATCATCGCGTGACGGAAGAACACCCGGGCATCGTGGTCGAGACCTTGCCGACGCTTGCCGCTCCTGACGCCTGGGCGATCGAGGGCGGCTATCTGTCACGCCGCGCGATGACCGCGTACCTCTGGTCATCGCGCTACGGCCTGCGGTCCAAGATGGAGCGCAGCGTTCAAGAGATTCTTGACTACTCGGCCTAGCCCTGGTAGCGGATAATCACGCGCCCGACCGCGCCTGCGCCTGCGGTAGCCGCGTTGCCGCTCGATCCGCCGCCCCCGCCGCCGCCCGGGGCAACGCCGGGTCGAGCGCTCGCGCCGCTCAGACGTCCTCGGCCTCCTCCGCCCCCATTCGGCGCGGCGCCTCCATTGGCGCCGATGTTCAGGCCGTTGTCGTCCGTCGCGATACATCCGTCAGTGCCTGCTACCGTGAACGACACAGTCGCTCCCGCGCCCACCGTCGGTGCGGCCCCGCCGATTCCGCCCAGTCTGACGTCAGTGTTACCGCCTCCTTGGCCGCCCGGACACGATATAGTTTTCGTGCCGGGTCCGGTAACGCTGGTAGTTCCGCCGGTCGTCCCTGTCGCGCCACCGGCCGCGCCCGCTGCGCCAATACCTATTCCGTATGA